GGCGAGGACGGCCTTGGCTTTGACGGGGCCTTCATCGCCTCTGCCCGCACCGACGTGCCCGCGCTCATCGCCCGCGTGCGGGAGCTGGAGGCGGAGTGCGAGCGCACGCGCATCTTTGGCTCGCGTAAGTTCGCCGAGCTGCGCGCCGCCGACGTAGAGCAAATGCGCGGTTACGGACTGAGCTATGAGGGCGTGCGCAAGGTGCTCCGCGAGCACGACGACGGGGAGATCTCCTTCGGAAAGCTCATGGACCTGATTCGCGCCGCTGCGCGGGCGATGGCGGAGGACGAGTGCGCCGAGATGCGCGTCCTACTCGCCGACGCCCACCGCGAACTTGCCACCATTGAGGCTATCACCGTCTCCCCGTCCGGCGTGGACGGGCTCATGGAACTCGTCAACCGCATGGGCCAAAAACTGGAGGCCGACAAATGAGCGGCTACTTCACCATGACACCGACCATCATCGACAACGACGCGCGCAACCACAACGACGCAGGATGCTCCGTCAGCATCACGTTTGAGTCCGGTCACACCGACGACCGCGACCGCCCGTGCTTCGACGTGCTCGTGCTCGTGGACGACGAACGCATGGCGACGCTGACGCTGCACTACGAGGCCGCCATGGGGCTCGTGAAGGCGCTGAAGGGCGCGATGAAGGGTGACGAGGGATGACCCCGCCTGACGAGATCGAGCGCGTCATCGTTGCGCGCGTGCGATGGGAGCGGCTGTCATGACCCGCCCCGACCTGGACGCCATGTGCCCGGTGCGCATCGAAGTGTGGGACGACGATGCCAAGTGTTCAAGGATGCTGCATGGCACACTAAAAGTGCCCGCAGAGTGGATTGAGAAGATGCCGCCACTGATGATGCGAGACATCGTCATTGGTCCGGCGGCTGCGCTCCCGCCGGGTTCTCGGTGGGGAAACATGGGGGCCGATGAAACCTGACCTGGACGCCATCCGGGCGCGGCTGCTTCACCCAAACCTCACCGCAGAGGAGTTCGAGAGCATCATGGCGATTCTCGCGTGCATCGAGGAGCGAGAGAGCCCCACGACGTACACCGTGGGCGAGACCGAATGGGCGCACCGCATTGCGACGCTCGAACACATGCTCGCCGAGGAGCGCGAGAACGTCGACACGTTGCGCGCTCGCGTTGCGGAGCTGGAGGCCATGAAGCCATGAGCAAAGACGACGAACCGTTCGACCCCGTCTACGTTGGCAAGGGTGACCGCCCCGCCCGCTACCAGCAGGAGAAGAAGCCCGTGCCCGGTGGCCGCGAGGTCGCAGGCGCGAAGCTCTACTGCCAAGCCTGGCGCAAGTATGCCGAACCTCTCGCGACCGCGACGGGCTGGCGCGTCCACTCTTTCGGTGACGGGTACGTGCGCCTCGTCTCCACCGACTACAAGCACAAGCAAGATATCACCCTGGCATTCATCGAGGCCCTGTGGCCGCTAGTGAAAGGATTCGAATGGACATCCAACGAGCCGTCTTCCTCCGAGGGGTCAGCGACCCCGCCGACATCTACCGGGTCACGACCACCCTTTTTCGCCCGAAGCACGCGGACCTCAGGTTCGAAGACGGATTCGTCGTCAGCGGCAACATCCGGGTCCCGCTCAGCAACGTCGTCGAACTCCGTGCTATCGATGCCCCTGCCCCTGAAGCCGCCGAGCCGGCCGAAGCTGGGGAAGTAGACGATGCCGCGACCGAACAAGCCCCCAAGCGTCGAGGCCGTCCCCGTAAGCAGCCCTCCGACGTCTCCGAGTGACCATGTCCTCGCTCAGTTCGAGGCTCGGGTCAAAGAGCAGCTGGCTCAGAAGAGCCTCACTCACTTCGAGGGTCTGCTCACCAGCCCTCTTGGCTTTGCTCTCACTACCGCCTCACCTCTTCAGCGAGCCATTGCGCGCATCGTTGATGGTCGGCCTCTGGACGAGCTGGCTGACGATGACGTGGTCCTGCGCGCATGCGGAGGGACGCTACCTCCAGCTGTCAAACCTTCTGAAGTCGCTATCGTTGCAGGTATTCGAACTGCAAAAAGCCTCAGTGCCGCGGCGCTCGCGGTATACTGGTCTCAGCGAGCAGACCTTACACGTCTTGGACCGGGTGAGATCCCGCGAATCTCGATAGTTTCGCTCTCCAAGGACCTCGCGGACGTGATCTTCGGCCACATCGTCGGCCGAATGATGGCGTCTCCCCTGCTTTCCAAGCTGATTTTGGAGACTCCGACCGCCGACACGCTCATGGTCAAGCACCCGAGCGGCCGGCCGGTTGAAATCAAGGTCGTTGCCGCCTCAAAAGCGGGCTCCTCGCTCGTCGCGCGCTGGTCCGCTGGCGTTATCATGGACGAGGTAGCCCGTTGGGGCGCCGATGACGCCGCTGTGTCGGTCAATGACCTGCGCGACGCTGTGCTTCTGCGCATTTTGCCAGGAGCCCAGCTCGTCTACATCAGTTCCCCGTGGGCTCCGATGGGGTTCCTCTACGATCTCGTGAAGGAACGCTGGGGAAAGCCCGATCGTGACTGCATTGTCCTGAAGGCGCCGGCCTACGACATGGCGCCCATCATCTGGACGCCCGACAAGCTGGAGATCGCCAAGCGCGACCCGCGCATCTACCGCACCGACATCGAGGCGGAGTTCGCTGACCCCGAAGAGGCGCTCTTCACGACTGCCATGCTGGAGACGGCCACGCGCGAGACGCCCATCGTGTCGCCCCCGCAGCAGGGAATACGGTACACAGCCGCAATCGATCCCGCAACGCGCGGCAACTCCTTCACCCTGGTCGTGGCAACCGGACAAGGGCGTAAGGAAAAAGTTATTTGCCTAGCCAAGCAGTGGACCGGAAGCGCGGTAAATCCCTTGTCGCCAGCGCAGGTGCTCCAGGAGATCGCGACCATCCTCCGGGCCTACCGCGTGACCGTCCTCGACTCCGACCAGTACATGGGCGACGCTCTACGTGACCTTGCGCACCAGGTCGGGCTCGTGCTCGTGCCGCATGCGTGGTCGTCTACCGAGCGCACCAAGAGGTACCTGACGCTGCGCACGATGTTCGAGATGGGCGAGGTCGAGCTCCCGCCGGACACGCTCGTGAAGCAGGACCTGCAGCGCGTCGTGCGGCGCTACACGCAGAGCGGCGTCACCATCGACCTCGGCAAGACCAACGACGGCCGCCACGCCGACTACGCACCCGCGATCTGCATGGCGCTCACGCGCTGGCACGAGCAACAGCCCACTCAGGCCGCGAAATCGTTCGAGGACGACTACACGGGATTGACCGATGAGGAGAAGCAGATTTGGCTGCCTCTCGAAAAGACTATGCGCCGCAAAGCGGACCGGGCATTCAGAAAGATGCGCTTTCGAGCTTGAGCGGCCCGAGATTTTCTGGATACTTGTCCAGAAATGCCGGGTATCACCGAAACTACTGATGCGTGGTGGCTTCTTCATCAGCAGCAGGAAGACCCGTATCTCGCCCTCGTCGGGGCCGTAACGGCCATCCGCAACGAGTCCGCGTATCGCCGGCAGATGTGGCAGCGTGCAGCGGAGGTCTACGGCACGGACCTCAAGATGTTCGGCATGCCGATCAAGAACGTGTGGGACGAGCGGGTCTCGTTCAACGTCGCGCGCAACGCGATTCACACGATGCAGGCGAAGCTCGCGCGGCAGATGCCGATGCCGAGCACGGTGACCGTGGGTGGCGACTTCCTCCAACGCTACCGAGCGAAGCGGCTGGACCGCTTCCTCGCGGGTGCGTTCTACGCGGCCGAGTACGCCAAGATCTACTCGCAGCTGCTTCTCGACGTCCTGGTGTTTGGCCAGGCGATGGTGAAGGTCTACGTCAACGCCGACCGCCAGGTCACGATCGAGCGCATCCCCGTGTTCGACATCCTCGTGAGCGAGCCCGAGGCGCGCTACGGGACGCCGCGCTGCCTCTACCACCGCTGCTACATGGACCGCTCCGTGGTCCTCGAAGCGTTCGGCGACGATGACCCGGCGCTCTTCGGCACGAGGAAGGCGCGCCGCGAGGCGATCCTCGACGCTCCGAAGCCGGCCGACGACGACTCGAACTACCTGAACTCGTCGCGGTACTCGGACCAGATTCTGGTCTACGAGGGCGTGCACCTCGCTTCTGGCGCGTCGGCCAAGGACGGTCTCCGCGTCATCGCGCTGCAGACCGGAACGCTCCAGGCGAGCCCGTGGCGCCGCTCGTCGAACTTTGGCTGGGCGTTTCTCCGCATGAACGCGACGCTCGCGGGCTTCTACGGCCCATCGATGGCGCTCGAACTCGCCGCCGCGCAGGACGAGTACGACCTTCTCAGCGAGAAGATCCAGATGGCCCACAACCTCATGGGCGGCTCGCACATTGCCGTGCAGGCCGGTACCATGACGAAGACCAAGATCGACAACGATGTCGGTACGATCTTCGAGTACGAGGGCACGCCCCCTGTCGTGTTCAACCCGCAGCCGGTCCACCCGGACACGTACGCGTACAAGGACATGATCGCGCAGAACATGCTGCGCTACGAGGGCATCAGCGAGCTGGCGGCTCAGTCGGTGTTGCCGGCCGGGCTCCGTCAGGCGTCAGGCCGCGCCCTCTCGGTCTACGACGACATGGAAGACTCTCGCTTCCGCGTCGCGCACGAGGCGGTGCGCCAGTTCCACGTCGACATCGGTTGGCTCATCATCGACGCGTGCGAAGAGGCTGCGGCCGACGGCATCGAGGTCGAGGTGCTCGGCCCAGGATCCGGCCAGGCAGAGCGCATCAACTGGTCTCAGGTGGCGCTCGACCGCAAGGAGTACACCCTTCGCTGTGAGCCCATAAGCGCGCTCTCGCAGACCAAGGCGGCACTCTTCCAAGAGGTGCTGGAACTCGTGGACCGCAAGGTCATCACGGACCGCCGCGTGGTCGCAAACCTCCTGAACCTCGCGGACATCGACGCCGACCGCGACCTGGAGACGGCGGATATCGACGTGGTCGACAAGGCCGTGTCGCTCATTCTGCGCGGCGAGGACTACCCGGACCCGGACAAGCGCCTGGACCTGGCGGTCGCCTACGACCGTGCGCGCAAGCACTACAACAAGGCCCGCGTCGATGGGGTGGCGGAGGACCGCCTCATTGCGCTCGATGACTACGTCACGAAGATCGAGGCGCTCATCGAGCAGGCCCGACAAGAGCAACAGGCTGCGGCGGCAGCTGCCCAACAGGCACAACAGGAACAGCAGGCTGCCCCGCCGCCAGAAGAAGCGCCACCCGAGGCGCAGACAATGGAGGCGATGAATGTCTGAAGATCTGGTTGCCAAGATGAAGGCCGCTGCAAGCAGCGCAATTGCCGAAGCGGATGCCGCGGCCGAGACCGCTGCGCCCGAGCCCGAGGCCACCGTCGAAGAGCCGGCGGCTGACGAGACTCCGGCCGTCGAGGCGGAGGAAGAGTCCGTCGAGGCTGATGGCGAAACAGTGGAGCAAGAGGCCGAAACAGGGGAGCCTGAGGCCGACGAGCAGCCCGACTACGCCGAGCAGGTGCTCGCCGTTCGCAAGCAGGCCGAGGCCCGCGTGCGCAAGGCGGAGAACTACGCGCGGCAGCTCGAAGAGAAGCTGCAGTACGCGGCGAAGTACATCGAGCACTCCAGGAAGGAGGTCGCCGAGGACATCTTCAAGAAGCTGCGCCGTGCCCCGGCCCGCACCTTCAAGGAGTTCGGCTTTGACTTCCAAGAGCTCATCGACGCGGGCATGCGCGAGGGCTCGAACGACCAGTCGTTTGGCGAGCTCGACGATGTCCGTAAGGAGATCGCGGAGCTTCGTCGAGAGCGCGAAGAGGCCGCGGCCGAACGGCAGGCGATGCTGCAGCAGCGCCAGCTGTCCGAAGCGCGGCATGAGTTCCTGTCGCAGGTGAAGAAGACAGAGTTCCCAGCCCTCTTCAACATGTTCTCGGACGACACCGAGGCCCTGTGGGAGGAAGCCATCCGCGTGGCGGAGCGTCACGAGGAACGGTACGGGGAGGCGCCGGAGGACATCGAGGTCATCCGTGCGCTGGAGAAGAAGTACGCGGAACGCGTGAAGCGGTTCGGCGGGACCGTTGCGTCGAAGGCCGAGGCGCCTGCTGCCAAGAAACCGGCAGCGAAGACCCTCTCAACCAAGGCTGCCAGCGAGACGCGGACTGCTGGCAAGCCCTTTGGACAGCTCTCTGCCGACGAGCAGAAGGCTGCCCTTCTGGCCGCAGTCAACGCAACGAGACAACCCAACACCCGGAGTAACTGATCATGCCCGCAGCCTACAACAACCCGACCTACGGCGCCGTCCAGGCCATCCTCAAGACGAAGTACCCGGATGGAGCGATCCCGCAGGCGCTCTACAAGGACTTCCCCCTCCTCGCGCTCGTCAAGAAGACCACGAACTTCGACGGCGACTTCCGCGTCGTCGCTCTTCAGAACGAGCGTCCGCAGGGCTCCTCGTCGCAATTCAAGATCGCGCAGGGCGTCGCCAAGGGCGGTAGCCTCGGCGGCGGTGGCTCGTACAACCGCTTCCAGGTCTACCGCACGCGCCACTACGGCATCCTCCGTATGGACGGCGAGACCATGAAGGCGGCCGTTAAGACCTCGGGCGCTCTCGTGGACCTCTGGAACAACGAGACCGACGGCGTGTCCAAGAACGAGCTTGCGGACCTCGCGTTCCAGCTCTACGGCGACGGCACGGGTGTGCGTGGTATCACGTCGTCGACCGTGTCGATCACCGTGTCCGGCTCGGGCGTATTCACGATCCCGCTCGCGACCCCGGCGGACGCGGTCAACTTCAACCTGAACATGAAGATTCAGGCCTACGATGCTGGTGGTACGCAGCTTACGTACGGGACGGCGCCTCCGCAGAACGACGACAGTGGCACGGGTCTCTACGTCACGGGCATCAATCGCCAGACCGGCTCGATCCAGGCGAAGGTGATCGTTGGTGGCGTGCCGGACACGACCGCAACGATCAACACGCTTGGCACCACCAGCGTGCGCCTCGTTCGCGCGGGTGACTATCTCGCTGCGGCGTCGGTTGCGAACGTCGGTACCTCGGGCTTCGCGCAGGGCACGATTGTCGGCGTGCAGGGGTGGATCACGACCCCGTCCCCGACCGACTCGTTCTGGCAGCTCAATCGCTCGGTCGACCCGGTCCGTCTCGCAGGCCAGGTCTTCTCGGCGACGGGTCTCCCGATGAACGAGGCCCTCATGGAGGGCGAGGCCCGCGTGCTCGTGCAGGGCGTTGGTTCGCCCGACACGATCGCGGTCAACCCGCTCGACCTCCAGAACCTCAAGAAGGCTCTCGGGTCGGACATCGTCTACGACCGCGTGCAGTCGCCGATCGCGGGGGTCTCGTTCAAGAGCATCCAGTACGACGGCGCGAACGGCCCGATGAACATCATCGCGGACCCGTTCTGCCCGCGCAACAAGGCGTTCATGCTCCAGATGTCGAGCTGGGAGCTTTCGACGCTTGGCGCGGCGCCTCAGATGCTCGACTGGGACAACAACGACTTCCTCCGCGTGAACGACAACGACCAGTACGAGGTTCGCTTCGGCCACTACGGTCAGTTCATCTGCAACAACCCCGGTGCGAACATCGTCATCACCGGCTTCGGTACCTGATCCGGGGCCTGAGAAAGGAGCCGAATCATGGCACTGAACCGATACCTGTACCCCCAAAAGGGTACGAACATCGTCCAGCAGGTGAACCTCTCGACGCGCGTCAACATCGCAAATGGCGGCGCCGTCGGAACCATCGTCTGCGGGCAGGGGATCACCGTTACGGCGGTCGATCTCGTGGGAAGCCCCGGTCTCTACACGGTCACGCTCGATAACGCTTCCAGCGTTTCGAATATCGTGGTTGCGCGAGCAGGGTTCATCAGCGCGTATGCGGCCGCGAGCCACATCCAGTTCCACGTTACGGCGGTTACTACTACCGGCTGCACCATCCAGGCCTATCAGGCGAGCAATGGCATGATTGGTAACGTGAACGTCGCCGGCGGGTCGCTCTGGGTTGACCTCATCTGCACTCTCAGCTCGGTGCCTGCCTGATGAAGGGCAAGGGCGGCATGTCTCTCATGATCGCCATCGGCAAGAAGAAGCCGGGGATGGGGATGGAGCGCGGCTCCTCCCCGTCCCTGGGTTCCGAATCCGAGGACGACGAAGAGATGGGCATGGACGGCGAGCTCGGCTCGGTACTCAAGGCCTACGAAGAAGCGAAGGCCAAGGGCAAGTGGGAGCAGGCTGCGGCGCTCTTTAAAGAGGCCGTGAAGTCCTGCGGATACGAGGAAGAAGAGGACTGATATGGCATATTCGCGGACGCTTGCTGAACTCGAACTGGCTGTGCGGCGTGAAGCCGACATGGTGAACTCGCAGTTCGTGACGTCCGCGGAAGTGCGGTCGTACATCAATCAGTCATGGGCTGAGCTGTACGATCGCATGGTCATGTTCGACCAGGAGTACCTCCTCCGGTACGTCGATATCTCCGCCGCTGCATCGAGCGCGAACGGGGATTTCGACGTACTGGTGGACGGTCAAACCGGCATCGTGCTGCAGGTTGCAAACCCAGGCAGCCCGGGCTCGGGTACCGGATACGTGGTTGGAGAAGAGGTCACGCTGTACCCTGTGTCGCCCCCGGCGCACTTCGTCGCCGCGACGGCGCGCGTGACCAGCATCGACATCGTGTCGGGTGCGGTCATCACGCTGGAGCTCACAAGTTCGGGGTTCGGGTACGGAGCGAGTAGCGGCACGAGCGCAGCCGGAGACTTTGAGAACGTGTCGATCCAGTCGTCTGGCGGCGGAGGTGGCGGCTTCACGAGCGTCATCATCGAGAGCGACTTTTACAAGTGCAAGGGCGTGTGGATCGGCGGCACGAACGCGGCATCGCCGGGCGGATGGAATCCGCTGCGTCGCTTTCAGTGGGAGGAACAGAACGCGTTGCGTCAGGCGGACCTGTACGGCGGCCTTGCGGCGCTTCCGCTCTACCGCGTGTACACGCTCTCCGGACGCGAAAAGGTCGCTCTTGCGCCAATGATTTCGGGCACGTACCGTATTTGGTATTACCCAGCGCCGAAGCGGATGCTGTCGGATGTCGAGCGCATCGATGGCCGCGCTGGCTGGGATGAGTGGGTCGTGAAGGACTCCGCGATGAAGTGTCTCATCAAGGAGGAGAGCATCGAGCAGGCGGCCAGCATGAAGGTCATGCGCGACGACATCTTCAAGCGATTCGAGATTCACGCGGCAGAACGCGACGCGACGCAGCCGGAACGCATCAGGAACGTGCGGCTCTTGAGCCGTCGTGCATTCCCCTGGAGGTGAGCCATGGCACAGACGAAGCCGCAGCAGTACACCCCTGCTCCGACCGGCGACCAGACTGTCGACAAGCTGCAGGACGCGGTCCGGCAGACGACGGAGTCGGTGCGCAACGGGCCGCCCAACCAGACGACGGTCAAGTCGCTCATCAAGAACAAGCCCGACCAGGGCGTGGTCTTCCGGCCGGGCCAGACGGTCGACGTGCCGCACAATCTCGGTCGCATTCCGAACGGCTTCAACATCGGCAAGGTGCTGACGAACACGCCGCTCGCGAGCAGCGCGCCCGCGGCCGTGCCGAACCTGCAGCTCGTTCCGGTGGCTGGTCCGCTCGGGCAGAAGATCATGAGGCTGCGCTACATCGCCCCCAAAGACGCAGACGGGAATGATATCCTCGATCCCGTTCGTCTTCAGCTGGAGATTCGGTGATGGAAGAGCGTGTCGTCAACGTACCCCTGGTCGGAGGCATCAACGAAGAGGACGACGTCTTCTCGGTGCAGGGCACTGAGATGTTGCAGCTCGTCAACGTGCAGGCGATCAAGAAGGGCGCGTTCGACACGCGACAGGGCTTCAACCTCGTCACCAAGAGCCCAACGGTCATCGAGCCCGCGACCGCGTTCCGCGACAGCAGTGGCACGACGCAGCTCGTCAGCAACAAGATCGAAGCGATCGGGGCGCACGCCGCGCCGACCGGCACGAGGCCCGTGCTCGCCGCGGGCGGCAAGTTCTACGAGTACGTGGGTTCGGATGCTGACCATGGCTTCCGCGAGGTCAACGACCTGCCGGAGTACGTCGGCACGCTTGCGGCTGTCTCCTCGACGGGCGGCAGCATCATCGAGATCGAGAGCCTCCTGTTCGACAACGAGACCAAGCGCATCACCGTCTGGGTGACTGGCCTCCGTAGTGGGCAAGAGCTCGCGTCGGATCGATCGATGCTGGATCAGATCGCAGGCGACGGCAACTCGGTCTACTACTCGATTCAGAACGTCGAGACGGAGGCCTACCTGGTCCCGCCAACGCGGCTCAACAACGCGTCGGGGTCAGCATCGACGGCAGCCATCAACCTGCGCTTGGTCGCATTCTATGGCGCCACGACGTCGCGACTCGAGCCGATGGCGTTCTGGTACAACTACACCAGCGGCGAAGTCGAAGGGTGCCTGTTTGAGATCGGAACGGGTGCGCCAAAGGCGACCGTCGCGCTTCCACGCAGCGTGACGCTGGAGAAGACGCACCGCAACTTTGATGTGGTGGCACTCTACCAACCCAACTCGGAGCCGTATTACACGATCCTGTACGCGCTGTGCGAGCAAGACACGGCGAGCAGCGTGACACCTGCAAAGGTGGAAGTGCGCATTGGGACGGTGAACGGGACGACCGGTGTCGTCACGTCCGTGTTGACGACGGCGGATATTCTCGCCAGCGTACCGGGCCGTCCGCTCGGACCTGCGGCTGCGCCAAACAGCTTCGTCCCGTGGGCCAACCGAGGTGTGGTCCTGGAGCAGGCGGCGGAAATGACGGCCTCGGCGCCAGCAGACTGGACGGCTACAGTGTCGGTCGCCGTGCGCGTGGTGTCGCGGTACCGTGGCGCCGAAACGATTACGGCTCAGCTTGATGGTCAGTTGTGCCTGGGCCGCATGATCGCGTCGCGAACGGCTGGCACCTACGGGCTTGCGGCGCGCGGGTAC